CACGAGAGCACCAGTGGTGCAATTAAAGAATCCACCAGAGTTATTCGGGAGAGCCTCAGCCGTGGCTGCATCGCCATTGGTTACTGAACATACATACAGTTCAGTTTTAGAATCTTCAAACATTTTATTAATGTATTAAGTTAAACAAAAAATATATTCTAATCTTTATTAAATTCAGCCATAGATAGTTGATATCCTCCAGTATCTGCAACTGACATTCTTGCCAAGGTTACAGCTTCCTGGACTATATCTGAATGTATGCCTTCATTTAATAAACAATCGTTCGTTTCATTTATGGGATAATTATCTGGATGCTCTACTCCTACTACATAATATCCAGTTATTTGAGTTCCATCAGTTATAAAGACTGGTATATTATTGTATTGTATTACCCAAAAACCATCCACTTGATTAGGCTTTCTAAAAGGATTCTCCAAGTTCTTTCTATAAAAATCATAATTGATTTTCATAAGAGGAACATTATTATTACTAGCAGTTGTAGCATATTCATCGAGAATCCAAAAATAATTAGAATTAAAAGCCTTTCCATATGGCCTACTTGTATCTAATTGCCTGGCCCAAGTTCCATCGGTATTCTTGAAATGAGAGTTTATAATAAATAAAGTATAATTATCATCTCTTACCAAGAATTCAATAGCCAGTTGATTAAAGGCATCTTTATTTATACCATCTTCTAATATACGCCTTACAACCTTTCTTTGAGCTACTGTAAGAATCTGACCCCATTCGTTATTTGTAAAACCTGGAGCATCGCTACTATTGATTGATTCATATAGAAGCTCTGCTTCCCTTCTCATTTCAGTAAAATTCATTACTTAGAAACTTTTATCTGTGCAGCAATCTTTAGATATATATCAGCCTTAATTTCTTCTGCATTTGTTAAATAATCCACGAGTTCAGCATAAGTATACGAAACGCCTTCCCCGGGAATATCATATTTATTTCTAGCAGACTTTATAATAGCACCAGCTCTAATTCCTTGCAGGATAAAATTCTTTATCTTGGCAGAGGGGTCATTCATTATTTTCAGAGCTAAATCTACTTCATCTTCTATTACCTTTCTGATCTCTTTCCTAAGCCAATCTTTTTCTGCATCCTCTGGAACATGCTCCATCTTATTCTTCTCCATGTAATACACACCGAGGAAATCCTTCATCGCTTTAGAAGAGTTCTGTATGCCTCCAAGATATGTAAAGGCCTCAATTAATTTATTTGTATCACTCTGTTCACGCTCTTCTTCATATCCCTCATCAACGAGAGCAAACCTATATTCCGGTCTCGCGGTTCTTTGCTCCCAATTAGGAGCTACATGTGGTTGAAGTTTTGTAACCCTATATCTCAAGTTATCAAGTGGGTCAGCTAAATTAAAGATATAACCCTCATGCATGAGGTTATAATCCTTTATTACTTTTACAAAGAACGTGTGCCAAAAATTATCTTTCTTCTTATTGACATTAAGATCAAGATCCAATTCTTTCTCAAAAAATTGTTTTTCTTCTTCACTATCAAATGGGTCTACTAATACTCCCAAATGATTTTCAGGTAATTGAAACCAGTTTCCAGCACCTTCGTATTGAAAGTAAGCAACGTGTTGAGGTGATGTTATCATCTTTCCACCTCTTACAACCGGTCTCAAGTAAACTTTCTTATTCTGTAAATAACCTTTTTTAAATGCTTCTTCTTTGCTAATCGCGTCCATCTTTCTGTAATCTTTAATAATTAATAATAAATTTCGTTAAGTAAGTAGTTTTGGGGAGTTGAAGAACTCAACCCCCCGCTAACTACTAGGAAGGATTCTTAACGAAGCATGGAAGGAAGAATACGAGCCGTTTTCTTTGGATTGGTAATCTTAACTCCACCGATGAAACCCTTGAATACAGAGTAACCATCAACAGATGTTGCCATCATCCTGGGATCTGTCCTCTTATTATATGGCGAGAAGGGATCCCTCAACCCAGGTATATAACCGAAAAATTCTTCTTCTTCTTTAACACTAACCTTGGAGATATTAGAAATTCCATTTGTCGTACCAACATCGAAAATTTCATATATCCTCGAGCTCGCGAGACCACCATCAGGATGCCTAAGCGTATTAGGATAACCATCCTTCATCGGGTCAATAGTAAGTTTAAACTTGATCCCGTTAACCGCGACATAGTTGAGGAACTGACCTTCATCAAGGGTAAGCTTACCACCTTCAGCCCTAATATTAAAGTTAGCATTAAGGTAACTTATCTTGCTAGCCTTACTAACAGCATCTTTATGGAACTGGTATGCACCATATTCACCCGTGGATATGATAAACTCCCTCTTATCTTCGGGGATCTTACCATAAGACATATCCATGGCAAAGTCTGTAAGCATATCAATAGAGAACTTATTATAAGTCATAAAGTTTCCATATTCCATCTGTTCGTAAAGACCATAACCAGAGCGAATGACATTACCACTCTCACCAGTATGGCCATAAGTACCATCAGCAAGCTTATTAGATTTTCCATAACCAAGAAGACGTGCTTTATCCCTTTCAAACTGAACGTAGAAGTCCCAACCAAGTTTATCAATCCAACGAGTTTGAGTCTTACCATCCTGATCTATAAAAGCAAATGCAAGAGGTTTGTTCTTACCCTTGGAAATCATATTGCCGGGAACTTCATAATTCTTACGAATCATTGAAAGAGTATTCTCCATCTGGTACGGGGCAGTGTGGTGAACAGTTGTACCTCTCTTGGAGAGTTCTTGTTCTACCATACCAAACAGTTCAGACCACATTGTATTAGCAGCCAGATCAGCAGCCGGTACCCAAAGAGTGTCATCACCGGTAAAGAGCTGTACCCTACACCTCCAGGTATTACCAAACTGTACAGGATCTTCAACAACCCTGAGTTGATACACTTCCGGTTTTTCGCCCACTATATGGGAAGTGGCTTCGAAATATCTTTCAGGAAACCACATGTAGAAGAATCCCCTGCTAAGACCTGCCTTCGAGGCGTCTGTTACAAGGGTTGCTCCTAGAGCATCCGTAGTAGCCTTAATAAGGGGAATACTACGTTCATCTGATCCCTGAAGGAACCAACGATAAACAACATCATCATTGATATACTCTGTAGGAAGACCGTTTACAAAAGACACGAAGTTATCTGTACCAACATTAAGTTCATACAGACGATTCATGGTCTTACTTATAATTTCAGGCTCCTGCATACCTAACCAACCGAGATGTGATTCTCTCGTTAACCCGCTCCAATACTTAGGATCAACAATTTGTAAAGGTGAAATTTTATTCATATTTATTTGGTTTTAAGCGGTTTATTTTCCAAAAATTCCCCGCATAGATTCTATATTATCGCGCGCGGACTTTTCTTGTTCAATATTAAAAAGTGGAGGACTTCCAACAGAAGATCCCGTATTCTTTTTAGAATTCAATACTCTTTCAAGCTCTGAAACTTCTTTGGTTGTTTTAGATGTACTTGCTTTTGTCCAAGGTTTGCCTTTCTCAAAAAATCCAGTCTCAAGCAAATACGCGAGTCTTGAATCAAAAAATATTGGATCTTCAGCCCTTTTAGCCCAAAGAGCATTTGTTACACGTCCTTTCGAATCCCTAACTTCTTTTGTAAGAGATTCATACATTTTAGTTTTAGTTTGTTTATTAATACCCACACCGGGAATAACATTATCCATGGTATTTATAGTATCTTTTAAACTATCCATAATACGTTTATTCTCATCTGCCTTAAGAGCTGCTATTCTACCGGCCTCTTCTTCTTCAGCTTTAATTTGATCTTTTACAGCAGCTTTAAGAATACCTAGATATTCTTTTGCATCTTCTATATCATCCCCAAGATCAACACTAGTTTGTACTAATCTTTTGATTTTAGATTCAGACATGGATGTAGTAAGCTTAAAATAATCAGTTATTATTTTCTTACGCAAATCTACATTCTCTTCATTATCTACATCCTCTTCTTTAATCTCGTCAAACCTATTCTTAAGATCAATCAAACTACTTGCCGTATCTACAGGAACACCTTTTCCTATTAATGCAAGATATTCTTTATAACCTGCTTCAAGATCTCCTTTAGCTGCCTCAATATTTTGTTCTATCTCTTCCTTAATAAGATTTCTAAGTGCTGTAGCTTCTCCAAGCTCATTGGTCTGCTTGATAAAATCTTCTTCATCAAATGAAGAGATAAGCCCCTGCTGCACCAAATCCTTAGCAAAGATTACAGTAAAAGGAGCATCAGAAGTTTTTTCAACAGTTGTATCATTGGTGGCAGGGGCCTTCTCAACTTTATCACCAACATCGTCTACTGTTTCTCCACTGTCCTTTTCTAATTTACTAAAGACATCATTAATATCTACTCTAGACTTACTTTTTTTATCCTCTCCAGGTTCAGAATCATTTTCTTCATCTGGCTTCTCATCATCTGAATCTATTGCTGGAAGAGACTCTAGCATCGTGTTTATATCTAAACTACGATCTAATTCCAGCATGTCTTCAATACTCTGATCAAATACTCCTTTTGCCATAATTGTAATTAATTTTCAAAAATACTACATTAATTCTTACCAAACAAATTTTTACAAGATGTAAAATTTCTGGTATAGCGTAAACTGACAATAATTATATTATTATTTAGCTTTCATTATTGGTTTATTAGCTACTTTTTTCTTAATCTCGATCTCTTTTAATTTCAATTCTTCAGCCTTTTTATTCTTTCGTACAGTTTCAGCTAAAGTATCTTTTCTTATCTTGAGATCTTCTCTATCCTTCTCGGTGATTTCTTCAACCTGTGATTCACCCTCGGATTGTTCTGCCTTAATAAGAGCCACTTCTATAGAGGTATTAGATGAAAGATCTGCTTTATACTTATCCAATTCCATCCTGGCCTGCTCAAGAGCTAATTCTTGTTCAAGCATCATACGCTGGGTTTCCTCGGCTTGTTTAGCTGCTTCTTGCTGTTGCTGTTGTAGTTGCTCTTCAAAAGCTTCAAACTTGCGCTGAAGAGCCGCTGGATCTTGAGTTCTATAAAGTTCCATAACCATGGATAATGTTCCACCATTTTGCATGAAGGGCTGTACAAGTGTCTTAAGAGTAGACATCATATCCTTATCAATAGCAGAGTTAGTAGAATAAATACCGTATTCGGATTCATTGAATAACTCACCATCAAAATCAAGAACTGCCTGGCTTCCATCTCCAAGAATAAACTGTCTCTTGAACTTCTGATCTCTCCAGGCAACCTTTGCTGTCTCTATATAAGCTTCTATCGCCCTATTCTTAAAATCATCATGTATACTAAAGTACTTGGCGGTATTAAGAGAACTTTGTTTCACGCTTCTCTCTACTCCACCAACAGTCTCACGACTTTCTACAGCTCCACGACGTTGAGGAGTGATACCCACGATATCTGCAACTCTATTTTCAAGGAATGTCAAGATGCTTAGAAGATTTTCGATTACATTCGCATCACCAATCTCCAAGCTGCCACTTCCACGATTCATAGTACCGGCAAGTTTACCAAGTGCCGCCCCTTTCTTACCTTCATTGAAATCATCTTCAAAAACGATCTTCATCTGATCCACGTAGAAGAGGAATTGATCCATGGTGAAGTCGCTAGGTATCATACTAGTAGAAACTCTTGCCAACTTACCTTTGTAAGTTTTAAGTTCTTCCCAAAGCTTATGCATGAAGAAATTATAAGTCAATTGGTAACTCTTACCGAGACTTACAAAAGATAATGACTTTGCATCGCTGGTATTAAATATATTTCCTACAATACCGGGATAGCATTTGCTGGGATTATCCATAGACCTAAACTGTACTGGACGTGGGCCCATGCGAACGTATATATCGTCAGCTAATTTCGTGGCTTCATTCCACTCACCAATCCAGATCCACTTGATGTTTTCTTCCTCCACGTCATCTAATGGATAATCTTCATCTACATAAGTCTTTTGAATATCTCCCTGCTCATCAATAAAAGTAAGGATACCAATCTTTCTCATGCCCTTCCAAAGAACTCTCAGTTTTCTAGCATTGCCAAAGTTATCGAAAGAACCACCAAAAGCACTCGTGGCTTTCGTACCGGCCATGATGACATTGCCAATACCGCCTTGTTGCATTAGAAAAGTAGAGATATCAATAGGCTGATTAATAAGATTCCTAGTGAATAACTTACCCGTGGCACTCGTGTTAAAGCTATATCCCTCCTCTAATTTCTTAATCTGGGAATCTTTAAGCTCGTCATGATATTCATCTATCAATTGTCCAACAGGAACATACGATAATTCGATAATTATATCCGAGTCCTCTATACGATACGAGTTTCCTCCACGAACCGTGAAAAGATTAAGTGGATTCATCTTCCTTAGAATAGGTTCTCCACCGTGTATCTCAGTGCAAATTATCTCCTCTCCTTGAACCAATAAATCTTCAAAACACTTGCTGAATTTCTCCTTCATGTTCTGACTTATATATCCATAATGAGCAATCTGTGAAGCCATAAGCTCACGTCTATCTCGGTAATTAAATTTCATCCACTTGGCTTGTGCCTGCACGGCAGCAGTCGCTTCTTCCTCGGAGAATTTATTGGCTACAACTCTTTCCAATATCGACTGATTCATAAGGGCTGATATTTCCTCCAACTTAGCATTCACCAAGTCTGGATTAGTCATAGTTATCAGGGGATTGAATTTTGCTTCTCGTTCTTCGCCCAATAACACGGCCATGTAAGAATTGAGCAGGGGATAATTCCTGTAAGTATTATCAAATTTAGCTTCTACTTTATAAGGATTAATAACAGCTTTTACTTCCTCTGGATCTACAATATTATTTATAAGATTTACATTACTTAATTTCTCGGCCATTGTAGCTCGCATCCCGCTATCGAGATCAAATCCAACTATAGTATCGGCAGCATCCACGCAATCCTTATAATATTTTTCAGTTTTTTGAGCACGACTTCGCTTTTGAAACGGAAAAGATAGTTTACCTGTGTGATTAAAACTAGTTGCCATTATAAAAAATTTTCGTAAAGTTAATAAATAAAACTATCCAAACTCAAAAAAATTATTCCTGGTATAGCGTAAACCTGAAAAATCTTTAGCTGGATTCTGTATTTTATGTTTTTTTGTTATTCCACTGTACCTTGAAAACCAAGGATCGTCCATTATCGTTTTTATCTTATCTTCATATTTATGTTGCTCGAACTTCTCCCTTTCTGCCCTAAGTATCATGAGCATCCCCATCGCTGATACACGGTCGAAGTTATCATCTGGGTTCCAGGCAATCAATTCTCTTATATAGCCTAAAGACCTTACTTTCTGCAAATTCAATACAATAGGAGCTTCTATAATATTTCCATTCTCATCTAGTTCAGCTTCATCCTCCACGAAAGGAGTATACGCTTGTGATATTAACCAGTCTGCTTGAAGCTTTCTACCCCAGGCGTTAATAGCTTTATTGGCATTTGTTCCCTTGGCGCGATTACCAAACGCGGGCCCCTTAGTATACTCCATATCCCTTAGAATCTGTGGAGTATCGCATAAATACTGAAGGTTTCGTGTCGTGTCAAAATATTGAAACAATCCCTTCAAGTTGTTTTCATAATTTGCTATTGCATTATAAAACCTAAGCAGTCTCACGCATGTCTCGTAGAATTCTGATGCAAGTTTTGGTCTCCCGGTATACTCTGCTACTATTCTATCCGTCCAAGTGTCGAATATGAAAATCGATCCTAACGAGTTCGTGTAAGTGCCCTCATCAGAATCTATGGGGTCTATCCCTGCTATATATCTCCAATGAGGAATAGTACCTGATGAATTCAGTTTTTTAGGCATTTCAAAAATCTCTACAGAGCCATACTTATCTAATTCGTCCTTCAAGGGATAATTCCTAAGTACCGGGTGTAGCTCTTGTTTATCCCAAGATATCTCACCGCCAACACTAATCTTTAGATGTCCCAGATAGTGCGCCCCGACAAACTTAGCCATGTTAGGCATTATATTGGCAAGGTGATCTTTAAGATCCGCAACGGGAAATATACTACCTTCACGTCTCATTATAGACTCTTGTGGTACTATACTCATCTCTGCCTTATGCTGTACCAAAGTATTTGAATCGGTAGAATTATATTTTATATAAACCCTTCTTTTTACAATTTCTATTAACGCGCCAATCACATCCGAATTACCAGACTTATCATATCTACCCAACCTATTAAGATATGCCGGAAAAAAGAACGCGCATTCAGAAGACCCATTAACATTTTTATCAAATACATTAGGTAATCCCAAAATATTATAGCCTCCTGGATTGTAAAACATTTCCTCAGCTCCCTTAAAATCAGCACCTTCTGTGCCCCCAGTTCCGCCTCCCACCATTAATCCGAAAGCAAAGTCACCTTCTTCTACAGATTCACGAGCTACAGTCCAAGACTTAAGTAAGTTTGGATGTTTTCCCCATTCATCCCAATATATCCTGGGGCCTCTCTTACCCCTGGCTTTATCTGGATTACCCTGGGTAGTAACTCCTATTATAGAGTTCCTAGTGCCTTGGGTAAGACCAGAAGAATCGGTATATCCCATTTCCCAAGTCATAGAGTTTAAAGAGTCTTTGGATTTCAATCTAGGCCAGGGAGTATGATTAGCACACCAATCCACGTTATCTTCGAACTTGTTCAAGATACCGTCTTTTATAAGATACTCCTTCTCGGATGCTATCGCGAATCCTTTTACATCTCCTTTATTCACAGAGGTATCCCCAAGTATTAAAAGTCTTGCAAGATCTGAAGCTGCCTTGAAAGAGAACCCCATACCTCTCTTCTTTAATAAACCAGCATGTCTTCCCGCCTCGATAGCTTGTTGCATGTAATGATAATAGAGATAATCGCCATCGTAGAAATCTGGAAAGTCTCTTACTCTCTCGGCTCTTCTTGATCCAGGTTTTATAATACTTCTTAATATTGGAGAGTAATTAAGATAAAAATAGTGTGGGCCTGTTATCCACTCGCCATCTTCCTCACGTGTATATCCATCTCTACATCTTCGGGCCTCTTCCTTCCAGAATCTCGCGTATTCTGAATTAGGAGAACTATTGGGGAATAAATTAGTATACTTACCAAACTTTTGAAAATGGAGAGCTGAAGGCCTGAAATAATCCATATCCGTCAAGATATGTGGATTGACTATATCAACCTTTATCCTCCCATCACTGTCCCTCTCTCTATCCTTAGCATATAATCTGTCGGGATCTATAAGACGCTGGATGAAAAGAACTGTATCTAAAAACTCCGTTAACTCGTTAACTACCTCTCTATCTAAAGTATTAAAATCAACTTGAGACTGACACTCGTTATACGCCATCTTCAAATAAAGCTTTTGTTTTGCTTCCCACTGTATCTTTCTTATCTTGAACTTCTTTCTTAACCATGTGCTCTAGTTTGAATAGGTTTTGCAAGATACCCGCGCTCCTTTCTATGACTCTCGCCAATTTATCAATGTCATATTTAGGCTTACCTTTGTCATCGTTGGCTAGAAAATCTACTTCTCTGAAATATTCACTCATCTTATCTATCACTACTTTAGAATCTCGTAATAAGATTAATGGAATAATTTCTTCGCTCCTTTTACGATAGAATTTCCTAGCCTCAACGATAACATCATCTTCCTTCCAAGAAGCCGGAAGAGAAAGAGCGGGTAATATTTCCTTGCTTCTTTCCAGGTCATCTATTATATCAGAAAAATCACTTTTATAATCCTCCATGAAATAAACATAAGCTAGCTCGGCTAATGCCTTTTCTTTCAGCTTAGTCTTATCCCTATCCCAAATCTTTTTAAAAGGAAGTAACGTGTATGCTTCCTCTGATATAACCAACTGGTTATTAACCATGTCAAACAGCCTCATCTCTCTTCTTCTTCAATTTTCTCTGTAATCTAGCTCTATTCCAAGGGGGGCAATAAAATAGTAGAAAGTATGGTATCCTCATAGAAGGGTAAATACCTTTCTCTTTATCGCACCTATATTTCATCACTATTGCCTGTAGGTCGAATGGTGCTCTATATATCCTCTCCACGTCAGCAATAGATATGTTAAGGTCTTTTGCAATGTTCCTAATCAAAATCTTCAACTCCCTCTGCATAATCTTCTATATCTAATGGAACGAGAAATTCATCTTTCATCTCTTCCAGGCAAACTGAACAGATATATACTCCTTGAAACTTATGAACTTCTTTTCCACGTTGTTTACGCTCTAATGATTCACAGCGTACACAACTTTTCTTATTCTTACCTGCCATTACTAACTAATATATTTTTACTATTTTTATATACCGAGCGTCGTTCTCTAGCTAACGCCCCACAATCTCTACATCTATAATTCCTGTACTTGCCCGTGGGGGTATAATAATAATACCCGGCAAAAACTAAATCTTTCCCACCACAATTTGGACAGACAGGTTCTTCTGAATCTACATATAAATTAAAGTTAGGATGTCCTTTAATAAAAGGCCTTATAACATAATATACTGATTCAAGGATTATAACGTCCTTTCGATTATACGTCTCCATCTGGTAAAGAGCATCTTCATCTCCACGTAGACAAGACGACCAGAGATTAAAATCGGTCTGTATCTTCCCATCTATACCAAAAGCCCGTGCAAGGGCTTCTAATTTATTACTTGAAAATCCAAACTCTTTCTGTGCAATCTTCTTAGTATCTATCTGTTGATAGAACGTGGTTGGGGGTAATCCATGAACTAGGAAGCGTGCTTTTATCCTCGGTATATCAAATCTCTCTCCATTATGTGTTATCACTATGTCAGCTTCATTCAATACCTTCCAAAGATTCTTTACTATCCTGGAATCATCTTCTTCCTTAGCTTCCAACCCAGTGAGTCTATTAGACATTATTTCTTCGGAGAATAACCATTTAGCCGACCAAGTAAGCATGAACCAATCAGATACTATTTGATCTATATGAATATCCTGCTTCCAGAGACGCCAGACATAAGCCTTTATAGGTGCAGTCTCTATATCCAAGATAAGAATCTTAGGTTTCTTATGTTCTTCTATCTTGCTTGCTGGTATATTAGTCATGAAATTCCCACGGACAATCCTCTTCGCTTCCCTAATAATATCTGGAGTGGTATATAGATAAGAAGCAAGTTTATTTGCTCCCATATCTAACATGTATCGTTTCCTTCTAAATCTATCAACTACTCTCTCTAGTTCTGTCATTTCTATATATTTTAATTTTAATCATGCTCGGATACGAAACTCTTATCATATGTCTTACATAGTATCCTGGATAGAAACTACATAGCCTACAAAAAGAATTAAACATCCCAACTAATTTATACAAATCATCATCCTCGATAACAAACTCATCAACCAATGTATCACTCATCTTCTTCAAAAACAAAAGTAAGTTTATCAGTTTTGCCTAAAGTGTATTTAGGTATCAAGGAATCTTCTGTTATTATTTTTAGAGATCTTAAACTACTCATAATATTATATACACCTGTTGGTTTTATCCCCATCTTGGAAGCTATATCCTGCTTCGCCTCATAATTAAAAATCAAAGTGTTTCTCTCCTTGAAGGGAATATTTCTATATTTATAATTAATAGCCAAGAGATGGGAATATAACTCTAATTCTTTTGGTCTCATCTTATTAAACGGTGGAATATTATTAAGTATTAGAAGGAGTTTAAGAAAATAATCATCATCGTTTACCTTTACGTTTATTCTCATGATCCTTTAATTTATTCTTGCTAAGAGTCCAAAATAAAGAAAGTTGCTTACTCGTTAGATTAGAAAGGGTTTCCCCATCATTAAGAACAGATTCCACAACTTCTATGAAATAAATATTATTATCTATATATATCTTCTTCACGCATTTTCCAAGCTCATTATATACTATTTCACCCGCCTTTATATCATCCTCTGATAATTGGTCAAGCGGCTGACTATTCTTCTTATAATACTTCATCTCACCAAATTTTTGCAAAGATAGAATCTTTATTTTAAATTTCCAAATTTTTTAATAAAAAAGGGATCATCACGATCCCTTAGCTTTAATTTCAACTTCTAAAACACCATTTTTATACCTGGCAGATATGTTATTAAGATCATATTTATCTGAATAGTTCTCATCAAAAAGAATATATGTAGAAGGATTTTTACCCACACCACGATCCTTATTTAATAATAATCGAATAGTGCCATTATCTTCATATAATTCAAAATCCTCCTTGTTATACCCTGGAATTACTATCCTGAGTCTAAACAACTCATCCGTCTTAAGCACTTCACTCCACATCATCGTCTTGTGCTTTTTATAGCTTGGAAACATAGTTTTAAACTTATTCCAATCAATATTCATAATATCTTTAAACATGATTAAAATCCTATTTTAGAGTTTTTATCTTTATCAGAATAATCAACGTAGTGATTAATAAATTTAATATTATCAATAAATTTAATACCGAACAGCCAAGCTTCCTCTCTTATAAACTGATCGGCTATATCTTTATCCAAGTTAGACCAGAATAATCCTTGTGTTATCTTCTTCTTCTTAAAAGGACAACTCGTCTTAAAACTATCTCCCACTATTTTAACACTATCGTTAAACAGTTCTTCACCAGTCTTTATCTTCTTCATCACGCTCTTCATCTTGTTTTTTATTTACAGGGTTAACATAAGTATAGCCTCTCTGGCTATGTCTATTCACTAATCCTTTCTGATAATAAGTCTCCCACATCTCCCGTGACACTTTAGAAAGGTGAAATAGAGTACCTTCTTTCAAATAAGATTCTACTTCTTTTTTAAGTATCCTACTAATAATCTTAAAATCATTCTTATCTACAGATTTCGGTCTATAACCCTTAAAGATATTTATAATATCATCATAATCTAATTCTATCTCTCTACCTCCTCCCACATCGAAGATATGAGATTTTCCATCTAATACTTCCATTAATTCTCCTCCTTTTCTACTTTAATAATATAATGTAATATAGCTGCATAATTAATTAAATCTTCTATAGAATCAAAGATAGACTCACTTGACACTTCTTTTTTATCAAGTAAATTACCAATCCTTACCACCTTATCACAAAGCCTTACCATGATTCCCTTAGACATCGGTATGCCTACTATACAAGAAGTAGTTCTAAAATTACTAATGGATCCTTGGTTTGAAGAATAATCGGTATTCTTCTTCTTCATGGTCTCGAGATTCTTTGAAAATAGATTAGCGGTTGCTTCAATAAGATCTTCCTTCATAATAATACAATTTAAAATTTTTGCAAAGTTAATATCAATTTTATTAATATGCAAATAATATAGAAAGAAAATTAAATAAAAAAATCCTGGCAATAAAATATCACCAGGATTAAAAATAAAAACCCATTAACCTAATCAACTTATTACCTGACTTATATCTTCCATTTAATAATTATTTATTAGCTTTTTATTAAAACGGAAGCCCCTAGCCGACCTATATTTCTGCTAGCTGAACCCTCCTAAGATACTTTCATGGGCGGGGCTACGTTATTGCTCTCAGAACCAGTTTTACCTACTTTGTCTAGGGTTCTTCCCATTACTCAATTTCTCGGATTGAAGAAACTATGATTTTGCAAATATACAACATGTATTTTAAATAACCAAATAAAACGTGATAAAAATTTTACTGGTATAGCGTAAACTTACTTATTCCAAATTAAAATTCTTCCTTCATCCCACCAAACTTTAGATGCCTCGATACTCCAAACACCTTCATCCTCATCCAATAAACAATCATTTAACGCCTTGATCAAATTATCTAAATCAGGCTTCTTAGTGTGTGGCTTACCAAATAACTCCTCCTTCTTCTTCTTACTCCAAGACTTGGGCATCATAATCAAAAACTCCACCTTATAACTACTACCCAATTTAAACTTTTTTTTCTTGCAAACTAACCTGATAGCATCCTTGAAGGCAAAATACCTATCTACCACCGGCCTATGCTTCCATTTATCCGCTACAGTCATCCTAGGCTTAGGTACTGGATCCAAGTTGATTTCCACCATTGCCATAAACGTCATTAAATATAAGAATAAAAATTACAATGATTAATAAAGCCGCGGTTGCACTCATAATATTTTAGTTTTAAATGCTACATAAAAATTATCTCCATGATACTTATCTTTATTCAAAACAACAACTATCTTATGTTCATGTAAAGTAATTATTGGAGTTTTAACATTACTGATATCAGGATAACTACCTTCACTAATAGATACCTTATCACTAACCTTCATCAATTCCTCAACTTCCATTAAAACCTTATTGTAGCTTTCACGGTCTAATTCCACGAAAATCGCATCCCCCTCTATAAGCTCCTTGGGGATCATATTAATACATCTATCTATCGTTCCAAGTATATCCATAGTTTAAATTTTTTGCAAAGATACAAAGCACGCACGAGAATTCCAAATAATTCCTTAATAAAATGCCGGGGGTACTTTATAAAATAATTGTTGTATCCCCCCACTACTTTATGTAACTGTTATGTAACTGTTATGTATATGAGTATAATTGTTAATTTTATGGTAATTATCGGGAGTGTATATTGTAAATTATTAGGTAATTATAGAGAGCGTGGGTTATATCTATCATTGATCTTTATGTAGCTGTCGAGTATGCCGGTTATATCCAAAAACACCCCGCCCACTATCGTGGATGGGGCAGTAGCCCCGGGTTCGTTCACACTATGTTTCACTATTAATAATACAAGTATTATGATTGACAAAACGAAGTTTGTAAGGTCGAGGGTTTATGACGACCTTAGCGCGGATTTCGTACGTATTACGAGAATGATTCCGCTGGAGGGCCGTAGAGTTGATTTCGACTATGAAGAAATCAAAATCGATGGCGATGAAATTGTCGTTGTTAACGAAGGTCGCGCCGCTTGCCTTGATGGCAGGGACGTTGATTGGGATAAATCCACGAGCATTCTACTTGACCCGTGGAGACTCTCCGCAAATGGCAAATATATTGTCAAGCGGAGAGAA